CACGCCTGGTTGACGAAAGTGACCGCTAAGTGGATTAGAATTTTGCATTTTTTTGATTCCATAAATAATATTTGATACTGTATTTAATATATGGAAAAATTGAGTAAATTTAATGGCTGAACCTTCTGCAATAGAACTTGAAGAACTTGCAAAAAAAATTGCAGCCACTAATGCTGAGTGGGGTGGTTTAGATAGGGCATTAGCATCGTTGCGTGCACGTCTTGATGAAAACAACAATGTGCTTACATCTACTAAAGATACACAACAAGCTCTTAAACGTGCTACTAATGAGTATAAAGATGCAGTTGATAGAGTTACCAGTGCAGTAAAAAATCGTAGACTAACTGAAGCAGAAGCTGAAAATAGTTTAAAAAAATTAAAATCTCAATTTGATGCTACATTAGATAGTATGAAAACTGATGACGAAGAATTAAATCAACATATACAAAAAACAAAACAAAGTGTTCAAGCTACTAGTCAATATGCTGTTGGCACTGTTCGAGCAACAACAACAGTTTCTAATTTTAATATTGCAGCAACTGGTGCTACAAAAGTTTTAGGATTATTAAACTCTAGTGTAGGAAGTATTATTGCAGGATATACTGGAGGGCAAAATGACATTGCTATGGCAGGCACTACTGCAGCAGCAGCATTTGGGTTAGTTACAAAAACAGGAAGTTTACTTGGACAAGGATTGAGTGCAGCAGGAACTTCTGCACTTGGATTAGCACCGCTATTAGCTGAAACTGGACCGTTCGCTGTTGGTCTTGGTATTTTAGGTGGATTACTTACTGTTGCAGGCGAATCAATTAAATTCTTTTCATCAACAGCAGATGAACTTGCAAAAAAAGTAATACCTACACTAACTGCAGAAATAGATAAAGCATTTAATTCATTTAATTCAATAAGCAGCAGCGGTGCGTTATTTACAAATGGTTTAGATGGTATGAGAGATGCTGCAACTGCTGTAAATCTTACACTGCCAGAATTTGCAAATGTGTTAAAAGAAAATTCTACACAGTTGGCTTCAAGTGGCTTAGGTATGGTACAGGCTGCAAGACAGATGGGCGAAGTTGGAAAAGTTATGCGTACAACTGGTATTAGCATGCAGTTGCAACGATTGGGATATACCTTTAAAGATCAGGCAGAACTTATAACAGATACGATGAGTAATTTTGCTGCTACCAATAGATTACGTGGTGCAAGTGAAGAAACGTTATCTAGATTTACCGATGATTATGCAAGTTCTTTAAAAGTTTTAAGTGGTATTACTGGTGAAGATGCTAAAAAAGCAGTTGAAAAAAATCGTCGTGCTGCTTTTCAAGCAGATGTTTATGCTGCACTTCAGGATAAAGGTCCAGAAGCAATGGCTAAATTTACTGCACAAATGGCACAACTTAATAATCTTGATCCAAGCGGCAAAATGGCAAATGCGTTTGCGCAACAGGTTAGCGGTATTACGGATGTTACTGATTCAAGTACACGTTTTTTAATGCAAAATGATAAAGTATCAGCAAGCCTTAAAAAAATGTCTGATTTAACGTTAGATAATAATGTAACACAAGAAGACTCGGTTAAAGGAACTACTGAATCACTTGGTTCATTTCGTGAAGGTGTTAAAGAATTATTACCTACTTTACGATTAACTGCAGCGGCCGGTAGAGCCGGAATTGAAACTTTGCCTGGTTTAAATGAGATGGCTGGCAATGTTCTTGCGGGTACGCAATATACAAAAGAAGCAGCAGAAGCAGCAAAAGACAATGTAGATTTAGTAAAAAAAGGACAAGGTGAACTAACACAAGCAACTATTGATGCCGCAAATGCTGGTCGTCAGATGATATTGCTTATTCAAAATTCTATATTAGATAAAGATGTTTTGGGTAAATTTGCAACTGCAATTACAAATGCTACAAATGATGTTCTTGCTTTAATTAATGAATTTAAAACTAGTGGTAGAGTTAATGCAACGCCATCATCACAAGCAGAAGCAAATCGTGATAGACAAAGAAGTGATATACAACAAGGTGGAGTAAATTTAAATCCAGTTCAAGAAAATGTTGGAACAACGGTGGTAAGAAGAACTAATGTTCGTTTTAATCCTGATACTGGCATGTATGAAAATCAAACAACTCCTACTGGTGGAAGAAATGAATTTGCCAGAGGCGGTATTGTTAGTGGACCTACCAGTGGTTTTCCAGCAACTCTTCATGGAAGCGAAGCAGTTATACCACTACCAGATGGCGTAACTGGACAAGAATTTGCACAAGCACTGCAAGGTTTAACACGTTTTAGTAATGCTACTAATGAAGCGGCTGAAGCTGGCTCACGATTACGTGAACAAGTATCAAATTTAAGCAATGATTTGCTTGCTTCGCTAAACTCAAAAATTGATGATTTAATTTATGCCACGCAAGATGTTGCACGTTATACCAAAGAGACTAGTGTTAGAATTATGTAATAGTGTAAAATATCACTAAATATCACACAAGGAACACAACATGGCGTGGAAAAAACACTGGCGTATCGTAAGTGATGGTGCATATAGTCCAGTTAATGGCAGCGTTACAGACTACAGCAGCTATAACTATCTGGGTTCACAGGCAAATGCAGCCTATCGCAACTATCAAAGCATGTTACCAGATGTTTACAGCGGACATCCTAACCGCATTGACCGCTATACTCAGTATGAAAATATGGATCTAGACAGTGAAGTCAATGCTGCACTAGATATTTTAGCAGAGTTTTGCACACAAACCAACGAAGATACACGCACTGCATTTGGTATTCATTTTCATGAAGAAGCCACTGACAATGAAAAAATGATTCTAAAAGAACAACTTATCGCATGGTGTAATCTCAATGAATTTGATGTTCGTATGTTTAAGATTTTTCGCAATACTCTAAAATATGGTGATCAGGTATTTGTTCGTGATCCAGAAACATACAAGTGGTATTGGAGCGAAATGAATCGTGTATCCAAAGTCATTGTCAATGAATCACAAGGCAAAAAACCAGAGATATATTATATTCGTGATTTAAATCCTAATTTACAAAATAATACGATCACAAGACCACCAGGTCCAAATGATTCTTATGCATTTGCACCATACATGGGTGGATCACGTAGTTATACAGCAGGTGGCGAAGTTTTTTCACCAAACACACGTTTTGGTGCAGGTAATAATGAATTTCCAGTAGATGCCGCACATGTAGTGCATCTTAGCATGACCGAAGGTTTAGATGTTAACTGGCCGTTTGGCGTTTCTCTGTTTGAAAGTATCTTTAAGGTATTCAAACAAAAAGAACTATTAGAAGACGCTATTCTAATCTATCGTATCTCTCGTGCACCAGAACGCCGTATGTTCAAGATTGACGTAGGCAATATGCCAGCACACCTTGCAATGCAATTTGTAGAGCGTGTTAAAAATGAAATCAATCAACGCCGTATACCAACACAAAGTGGTGGTGGTCAAAACTTAATGGATGCTAGCTATAATCCAATGAGTATGAATGAAGATTTCTTTTTTCCACAAACTGCCGAAGGTCGTGGTTCATCTGTTGAAGTGCTGCCAGGCGGTCAAAATCTAGGTGAAATTGATGATCTGCGCTTCTTTACTAACAAGATGTTTCGTGCGCTACGTATTCCAAGTAGTTATCTACCAACAGGTCCAGAAGACAGTGATCGAAACTTCAACGATGGTAAAGTTACTACTGCACTTATTCAAGAATTTAGATTTAATGAATACTGCAAGCGACTACAAAAATATTTGGCACCTAAGTTTGATAGTGAATTCAAACTATTTTTAAAATATCGTGGTTTTGAATTAGATAATAGTATTTTTGAACTGCGCTTTAATGAGCCACAGAATTTTGCAGCATATCGTGATATTGAACTAAACAGCGGTCGTATTACTGCATTTCAACAAATTGCACAAACAGATTATCTGTCAAAGCGTTTTATGTTGAAAAAATATTTGGGTCTCAATGAACTTGAAATGGCTGAAAATGATAGAATGTGGCATGAAGAGCGTGGTGAAGAAGCACCTCAAAGTCAATTACAAGGCAGCGATTTGCGTAATGTAGGTATTACACCAGGCGGCATTAACACTGATCTTGATACAATCAGTGATATTCAAGCTGCTGGCGATCAAGGAGCAGGCGGCGCAGGCGCACCACCTATTACACCAACAGGTGAAGTAGGTGCTGGTGGCACTCCAAGTGCTGCGGCTGGCACTGCTGGCGGAGGTGGTCAAACTGCAGGTGCTGCACTAGGCGGTGGTCTTACCTAAATAAAGGTAGTTGGGAGTAAAAAAATCGTGGTATTAAGTGAAATGTTTAATCACAACAACAGCGATTATCAAGATTTGTCTTATGATAACAGTGTGGCAAAAATGCACGATTTGCGTAAAACACGTTTAACTCTTGCACAAATTAGTCAATTGCGTAAAATGAATGACCAACGTAATGTTGAATATGTAGAACAAATAACACGTGTTCGCAAACAATATGGTGCAACAGCACCGGCTAATGGTCCACAACTTTAATCAACGTCAATTCACAAAATTGTAAAAAATCGTCAAAATACTTTCATTTGGGATGGTATTTAGATTTACATTGTAAATAAAAACACAGGATATATTCCAACAGGAGTTTAACATATGCGTAGCAAGTACGAACAATTAATTGAGTTCATCATTAACGATGAAACAGATAAGGCAAAAGACCTATTCCACAACCTAGTTGTTGAAAAGAGTCGTTCAATCTATAATGATCTTGTAGCAGAAGAAATGTCAGATGACATGGATGAAAACTATGGTCATGATATGGAAGAAGCAGATAGCATGGATCAAACCGATGATATGATGCATGACATTGAAGCCGACCATGAAGGTATGGATGGTGAAGATGATGGCATGGACATGGGCGATGACAACATGGATATGGACAATGACGGCGACATGGGTTATGGCGACGAAGAAGGTGAAGGTGGCATGGAAGACCGTGTTATGGACCTTGAAGACGCACTTGATGAACTCAAGGCTGAATTTGAAAAGTTGATGGCTGACGAAGCTGGTGAAGAAGCACATAATGATGGTGAAAATGATCCAGACTTTGCAGAAGAAGGCGTAGTTCGTGAGTATGTTGAAAAAATTGGCGATACTTACAAAGGCGAGTTTGGCGGAAATCCACGTGGACAACCAGTAGGCGCAGGCACAGGTGAATTCATAAAGACTGGTGAAACCAATCCTAAAAGCGTTGTTGCAAACAAAAACGATATGGGTGGCACAGTAAAGAATATTGCACAAAGTATGCGTAATGAAGATCCAGATGGTAAAGCATACAAAGGTCCAAAGAACGAATACAGTCGTGGTGAAGGCAAAATTCCAAATGCTGACAAGTTTCTAAATGCACCAGGTATGGATGCTGGCAAGAAAGGTTTTAGTAATGCTAAGAAGCCACAAGGTGCAGAAGGCAAGTTTGCAACTGGCGGTGGTCCAAACGTAAACAAGAAGAACGTGTTACCACGTTAATAAGGAAAGAAAATGAGTAATTTGCTTGTAGAGCATCTCAGTTACGATCAGGCTATGATGGAAATGAGCCACAGTGATGAAGGTAAAAACCTTTATTTAAAGGGCATCTGTATACAAGGTGGCGTTAAAAATGCAAACCAACGTGTGTATCCAATTCCTGAGATCAATCGTGCTATCGAGACACTCAACAAGCAAGTTAAATCAGGTTACAGTGTGTTGGGTGAAGTAGATCACCCAACCAACCTGCGTATCAATCTTGACCGTGTAAGTCATATGATTACAGAAATGTGGTTAGATGGACCAAACGGTTATGGAAAGATGAAGATTTTGCCTACACCAATGGGCAATTTGGTTCGCACCATGTTAGAAAGTGGTGTTAAACTAGGAGTAAGCAGTCGTGGAAGTGGAAATGTAAATGAAAACGACGGCGCAGTTAGCGATTTTGATATCGTTACTGTAGATATAGTAGCACAACCCAGTGCACCTAATGCCTACCCAACTGCAGTCTATGAAGGACTGATGAATATGAATGGTGGTCATCGTATACTGGAAATGGCTAAAGATTTAAATCAAGATCAACGAGTTCAGAAATATCTGCAAGCAGAAGTTTGCAAGATTATTTCTGAATTAAAAATATAAGTTCAGGAGAATTATTAATGTTCGAAGCTCTAAAACCATTAATTGACAACGGTATCCTGAACGAAGATACTCGCAAGACACTTGAAGAAGCATGGAATGCAAAACTTCAAGAAGCTCGTGATGAAATTCGTACAGAAATCCGTGACGAAATGGCAGGTCGCTATGCACATGACCGTGCTGTTATGGTAGAGGCTCTGGATAAGATGGTAAACGAATCACTAACTGCAGAAGTTCGCAAGATTGCTGCAGAGCGTGAAATGGTTAGCGAAGATCGTGTAAAGTTCACACAACAAATGATTTCAAAAGCTAAGAATTTCGATTCTTACTTGAGTGAATCATTGACTCGTGAAATTTCAGAACTACGCAGTGACCGTGTTGCTATGCAAAAAACTATTGCTAAGTTAGAAGCATTTGTTGCTGAAAACCTACGTAGTGAGATTGCAGAATTTGCACAAGACAAAGCAGACCTTGCTGCTACTAAAGTAGCAGTAGTTACAGAAGGTCGTAAGAAGTTGGAAACTCTTCGTGATAGCTTTGTTAAGAAAGCAAGTTCACTTGTAGAAAACACAATTACTACACATCTACGTTCAGAACTAACTCAACTAAAAACTGACATTCAGGAAGCAAAAGAAAACAACTTTGGTCGTAAGATTTTTGAAGCATTTGCAACTGAATTTGGTTCAAGTTATCTTAACGAACGTGCAGATATCAAGAAACTTACTGGTAAGATTGCTCTTATGGCAAGTCAAATCAGTGAGGCTCGTGATGCTGAAGCACGTGCAATGACTGAAGTTAAGAAGAAAAATGAAGAACTACGCCGTATCAACGAAAATATCGATAGAAAAGGCAAACTCAACAATTTGCTTAGTCCTCTAAGCAAAGAAAAAGCCGCTGTGATGTCAACACTGCTGGAATCAGTCCCAACAGATAAATTAGACGCAGCATTTAAAAAGTATTTGAACCCAGTGATGAGTGGTTCTGCAGCAGTTACTGCTCCAAAGCAAGCTATTGTAGAAAGCACAGTAGAAGTTACTGGCAATCGTACTGTGAAAGCAGATCAGAATTCAAACAATATTATTGAAATGAAGCGTCTGGCTGGACTAATAAGAAACTAAATATTAATTGGAGAAGACCCTATGACACAAGAACTAATTGAAGGACGTTGGGACGAAACCAAATCAGCCCTATTGGAAGGCTTAAGCGGTAATCGTCGTACTACAATGTCAATGGTATTGGAAAATACCAAGAAGTATCTAGCAGAAAATGCATCAAGTGGTGCAACTGCAAGTGGCAACGTTGCCACTCTAAACCGTGTGATTCTACCTGT